TACCTGCTGAGTCAATAGCACCTGTGGCAGTTTGTACCATAGTCTGTAGAGACTGTGCCTGTGCAAAGGTAATCTGGCTTACGTTACCAAAGTTAAATGGCTGTAGAACCTCAGCAGGATTGCCGTTGGTTAGAATAGTTTTCCCCGGCTGTATGCTAGGCTTTGCACCTCTGGGCATACGTGATGCGTCCATAGCCATCATTGGGTGAATGGTTAGAGCAAGGGCGTCGATTCTAGCGCGTAGTTCTGCGTCTAACGCCTTTTGGCTATTGTAGCCTTTCTCACATACTCCTCTGCCCCAGAAGCGGCTAGGAACGACATCCCAAGGGAATGCGACAACAGGACGATCCTGCATCATGTAAGGGTTCTTCTCAGCCTTGAGTAGGATACCACCGTTAGCAATAACAACCATTGCCTCAGTGTAGTAGCTATCTTCCTCTTCCTCGCTAAACTCTACAACCTCTTCATCTACTGCTTCAGGGTCTTGCATAGCTTCTTTAAGCAGGTGGGTAGGGACTAGGCCGTAGTACTTGGTCAGTCTAACCTTATCCTCAGAGAAGGTAGTGAGGTCTTGGTCAGGCTCTAGGTTAAAGTCACTAGAGGCTATTGACAGATGCTCATCGCGGTATACACCGCTTTCCTGTAGCTGTTCAACCAAGTGGCTAGATACAAACTCATCTACAGCACAGCCCAGTGCAGAGTTAATGTCAGTAGCTACTGGGTCAATTAGGAAGTTCTGTGGCATAACAGGGCGTAGCTTAACACAAGTACGGTCTTTAATGCTAACACCTACCGCCTGTAGCTCACCACCCATGACAGGCTGTGTAGCGGGAGCCATCTCTTTTTCTTCTTCTAATACAACTTCCGCAATGCCTGTACCAAATACTGCCGCATTAATCAAACACTCTGCAACACTTTTCCTAACCTTGTTCTTAGCAAAGTCTTCCTCTAGGTAGCCACGTAGGGCTGCAATGTCGGCAGGGTTCTGATCTCTGACATCATCTTTAATGTCAAACCACTTGCCACGGCCAAAGGTAGCTTCCTCTAGTTCCGCTACAGAGGACTCTACTGCTTGCTGTAGTGCAGGGGATATAATCTTAGATCGCTCTGACTGACGGGTCTGATCCTGTGATGACCATTGACCACGCCATAGGCGGTAGTATTCATCAAATCGTTGTGAGTAGTTAGCTTCGTAGTGATCACGCCAACCGTCACACTTCTCCATGACCCAACCTTCTAGGTCTTGCTCCAGAGTAAAGTTATCTGCGCCTTCTAGTTCCATAGTTAATACCCTGCGTATTTATCTAAAAATTCGTAGTCCTCATCCTCGTAGTCATAAGCATAGCTAACCTTGGCTAACTGATCTATGTATGCTAGTGAGTCTATCAAGTCATCGTGGACTAGTGGATTAGGGAACTGAAACAACTCGTCTAGGAACTGAGTATTCCACTTACCCTTGTTTAGTGTAATGTTACCGTGTTCAAAGCGTCCTTGTAACGCCCACACGATTCTGTCTGTCTTCTTCTTGTTACCGTGGGTGAGTTCCTCTATGCGGAAGAATCGTTGGTTCTTCTTCATCTCATCGTTGAGGTAAGGGTATACAGCGTTCTTTAACGCTCCCTTTTCAATGCCGACGGCAACAGGTTGATAATCTCGTACCGCTTGGAAGATACGTCTAGCTGTCTCTTCAACGCCCCACCGCCCGTGGATGATATTGCTAACCCACCAACCAGTAGTACCACATTTAACAACCGCAATGCTTGTTTGGTCAAGCCTCTTTGTTTTGGTTGTGACTTTCTGTACGTCTGCAAATCCTGCCAAATCGACAGCGATATAATAATCACCGTCAGTAGGCTCTTCCTCACAAAACTTAACATCCTCTTCTTTAAAGAGTTCACTACCATGAGCCTCAAAACTTGCCATGAACTCCTGTCGGAAGGAGAAGGCTGACATACTCTTCTCAGCAGCTTCAATCTCTTTTGGGTCTAGCAATGGGTTGTCAAAGCTCGTGTAGTGATAACCTTTGAATGAGTCATCCTCCGCTACACAAGCGTATGTATATAGTTCGTAGAAGTGATTACGTCCCATTGGCGTACCAATGAACATCGCATCACCCTTCTGATCCGCAAGAGCAGGGCGTAGGATTTGCTCCCACACCTCTGGCTTCATGTCAGCGTACTCATCCATAACCAAGAACTTTAGACTAACACCACGCATAGTCTCTGGTCTATCAGCACCCTTCAGCGTTAGCAACGCACCGTTGATAAACTTAATCTGTAGGTTGTTGACATGGCTAGAGGCTATAACACTATGCCCTAGCTCCAGTAGCATCTGCCACATGATGTCCCTAGCCTGTCCCTGTGTAGGGGCAACGTAGAACACCTGACCTTTCTTAGCTGACAAGCAGTTAAGTATTAGCGACCAAGCAGCTAACCTACTCTTACCTGTACGTCTACCTGCGGCAATAACCTTAAACCGTGTAGGGTCGTTGTAGACCTCTTGTTGCCACGGCAGTAGCTCAACCTTTAAATCAGTCAAGCTAGTACGTCCACATTACAGGAGACTCGTTACCGTCCAGACAGCGGATGTCAACATGGACAAAGCTACTAGCAACTCCAATTCCTGAAAAGCCCATTTTGATAGCCTCCTCAACAATTCTAAACCGCTGTACACCGTCTCTGACTTTAATGTCCGCTGCAATACCTTGGGCATGAGTTCCTGCTTTCTCCTTTTTTGCTTCAATGGGGTGGTCTTCTGAACGATAACCACTGGTGATAACAAAGGGGAATCCACACCTTGCACGTAACAAATCTAACTTCAATAACAATCTATCACTAATCTCGTTCTCTCCTGTGTACTGACAGGCAAACTCTTCTCTAGTGAAATAATCAAGGTCTTCATTGATATTATACATCTGTGTACTCCCCTTCTATGGGTTCTTCATTACCGCTTATGACGGTAGTCTCGCCACCGACACCAGTAATGGAAATATTAATAGCACTCTTACCGCCACTAGCCTTGTCTTTCTCGAAATAGCTAACGGGTAACAATCTATCCATGCAGAGCTTCCAAGCCGCTGCCTGATTCTTATGGTCATCATCCAAGGCTGCGTTAAGTATCGCGTCCAACACCTTCCTACTCTTAGGGGATGCTAGCATTCTAGCCTTGTATTCGTTGATTACCGCTGCATCTCCCTTGGGTCGCCCTACTGCGTTACGTTTACCCTTGGTTTTTGACGCTACTGCGTTCTTTTTAGGACGCCCAACCCGCTTCGCGGACTGACCAACCTTTGAATCCTTACTACTCAAGGTCTACTCCTTTGGTTATCTTAAGTATACTTAAGTATTCTTTAGTATTATACTTTAATTATTATTTAAAGAATAACCTTAAAGGTGTTCTTAAGTATACTTAAGGCGCTTGGTTGCCTTTGTCTCTCTATTATACTAGATATTATAGCATACTTTTAACTGAAAGTCAAGCTTTATTTACTATATATCCTTAAGTTTCTTTAGACCGCGAGTCTAGCCAAAAGTTCCCCACACATGTCATACTTTTTTATTCTAATGATGTCCCTTCTTATAACCTGCTGCTACTTAAGGGCCGACTTGTGTTTCCTTATGTATCTCAAGGACTTACAAGTATTCACAAGACTTATACATGTATCCTAATTTCACCCTTTTTTGTATACCAGAGGGAACATCAGCATATAATGTAACACGCGACCCCCTCCCCGCCCTTATTTCTCCACAGGTTTTCCACAAGTTATCCACAGAAATCCCAAAGTTATCCACAGGAATCCTTGAGTTATCCACAAGTTATCCACAGGCTACCATGTTGGCACGGGTATTGCATAAGATTCCACAAGGATTGAGTGTGAGTATGCCAGAGGATACCTATAGCACTGTATGAATACACAGGTTTACACAAGCATACCTTTATGCTAGGTACACAAGGATAGCCACAAGTAGCCACAAATAAATTGCTATAGATGTAGGTAGATAAAAAAGATTGTAGATTGTCGCAACCAGATATATCTATGTCGCAAATAGATAAGCATCAGTCTCTCAAGGGTCTATCATGGGAACCATCAAGACGACACAACAACACAGAGGTAATACAACATGCAAAAGTTTCAAAGATTTATAGTTAGTTGGACTACGCGAGATGGTGATGAGCGGTATTCAGAATACAACGATTTAGTAGACGCTCAACTGAGATACGATCAATTGAAAAAAGTAGGGTATGACGAATACGTTTTCCTGTCAGTAGTGATTGATTACGATTAGTTGTTTTATCGTGTCCACTAGTTTATAGTGGGCATTATTAAACCAACTAAACCAAGAGGTAGTACAGATGAAACTTAAGCAATTAGGAAGTAACATGACCGAACTGGACATGGGTGAAGTACAGGTATTTTTTAGCTACGAAACACCAGTAGCCGCACGAACTGACACAGGCGCGTTGGTGCGTACATCAACCAAGTACAGCGTGACCACCACCAAGCACATCAATAAGTGGCTACAGGGTTGTGACGCAGTGGAAGTACCGCAATCAGTGATTAACGATTTAGTGGAGGTGGTGTAATGAGTAAGTCAATACTGATTGAGGTCAAACAGAGTTACGGTCGCAAGGTTATCTATCCGGCCTGTAATAACGCTGAGACGTTCGCTAGGTTGTCAGGATGTAAGACCCTGACCGAACAAACACTTGAGCTTATAGAGCAATTAGGCTACACTATCGACACAATAACACCAGATTGGAGGGCTTGATTAATGAATAGCGCAAGACGTAAGCAGCTATTAGCTGAACAAAAGCGAGAGTATCGCATAAAGTTCTTTACAGATGTATTTGGATGGTGTACCATCGCATCATTAACTTATTTAATATGGCTTGGGTTTTTCTTTATGTTATCAAATCCCTTGTCCACTTTGTTTAACTAGGAGTATATATTATGGGTAGAACGTGGAATGGTAGTTGTGAGGATTGGTTGCATGGTGACGAGCCACACGGCTTGGACTTGCCAGATGCAGACGATTACGCGCCAATGGAGCAATGGGAGATTGACGAGGCTCTTGCGGATTTAATGGCAGACGCAGATAGAATAGGGAGATTAGATGACTAAACGTATCAAGCTAAAAGGAGGCGACGAGTACGACGCATTCTCTCGCGCCTCTCGTACCCTGCTACAATGGCGTAGCGGTGTAGTAAAGAAGATCAAACGCAAGCACAACAAACGAGTGCGGCAGGAAAACAAAAGCGCAATGCGCGAGGATAATAGTTATGACTGATAAAGAATTTTTTGATTGGCTAGAGACATGTCCGTCTAAAAACTGGCATGTCATGGATGCGGACACGTGTAGCGTGGAGATTAGATTCCCTATCAAGATGTTAAATGAGATAGACAAGAGCAAGCTACGTGTGCTAAACTCCTGTAGTACGGAGCTATGGATCACTGACGAGGAGCTTAAGGAGGCGAACGAAAAAGCACTGGTTGTCTTTGACGAGTTCTATGTCAACACTGGACATGGAGAGGAGACATGGACAGAGATTCAGGTAGGTGATAAGTTCTTTGACATCAATTGTTGGGATGAGGGTATAGGTGAGGGTTACGAGGACAGGGAAGGGGCTGTACATTGCTCTATATACCCTACTATTGAGCTAGATAATGGATACCGTTATAATGAGGGCGATAAATACTTGCGTCTGTTTACTGTGGATAAAACTTTAGGAGAAGAATAGTATGATGATATTAGGTAGAATGTTAAGCATAGAACTAATCAATGGTTGCGGACTGTACCTTGAGATGGCAGACAGTCGTGCCGTCTGGGTCTATAACAAGGACACGGGCAACACTGAGGCCATGCCCTTTGAAGGAGTACTACTACACTTGCCCTTCATCTTGATTAGCTATGGTCGCGTGTACGAGGAGGTAGACGTATGAGTAAAATCAAAGAGGAACTATTAGGCTATGACTATGAGCCTAGTGATTGGATAGAGCCACAAGCGCACGTAATGGTTGACGAGTTGATTGAGTATCAGGTATACTGTATGACATTATCTGAGTTGACACAGCGAGTCACTAAGCAGATGCGTGACGAGTATTACAGTAATTCATACACCGACATGGTGCAAAAGTACAGCGAGGTATTCCCTAATGAGTAGATGTAAAGCATGTGACACAATACTGAATGAGTATGAGCTTAAACGAATTGACCACCATACAGGTATGCATCTTGATCTATGCAATGTGTGCGCCTCTTACTCTGACGATGCTATGGCAGAGAGTAGCGAGATGGAGGTCATACTAAAAGAGTTTCCAAACTTATCTGAAAAAGAACTTGACACAATCTTAAATGCCTGATATAATAATCATGTAGTTAAGGGATAATATTTTTATTAATCTTTAAAGTATTATCTTAAAGTATACTTAAGTAGTATACAACCACCAAAGCGGCACGTTTAGTGTCATAACTTTAAATAGCAAGAGGCAGTAACTATGGCAGTAGTAGAAGGTACATTAGCATTTGAAAACCTAGACACCCACGAGATGTATCAGGGTCAATCCACTGGCAAGTATTCAGTTGTCATTAGCTTAGACGAGCAAACCGCAGAGCAGTTAGCAGGTATGGGTGTCAAGCTACGTGAGTACGAGGGTACTAAACAGCGTAAGTTCAGCACCAAGTATGATGTGCCTGTCTTAGACGCTGATGGCAATCCCTTTGCAGGACGCATTGGCCGTGGCTCTAAGGTACGTTTGTTGTGGGCAGAAGGTCAGCCCCACCCTGTACATGGAACGTCTACCTACCTGAATAAGGTCAAGGTTCTGGAAGTTGCAGAGCAGGAAGGAGGCGAGGACTTTTAATGGCAGTTGAATCTACCTTTGTCCGACATGAGCCATGCCCTGCGTGTGGCTCTAAGGATAACTTGGCTAGATACTCTGATGGACATGCCGTCTGCTTCACGGGCGGCTGTTCACATTACGAGAGAGGTGACGGTCAGGTTATAAGCATTCAACAGAAACCTAAGAGGTCGTTAGAGATGACAGGAGTAGTAGCGGCAATCCCTGATAGACGTATCAATGAAGCCACAGCAAAACGCTATGGTGTTACAGTTGAGTATGGCACTGACGGACAAATTGTCAAGCATCATTACCCGTACCATGACAAGGATACAGGTGCGGTGATAGGTACTAAGGTACGAGCAGTAGAAACTAAAAACTTTTATGCAACAGGAGGCTTTGATAATGCGGGGTTGTTTGGTCAACAGGCGTTCAAGAGTGGCGGTAAATACATTACGATCACAGAGGGCGAGGCTGATGCACTGGCAGTCAACGAGATGTTTGACGGGAAGTGGCCTGTCGTATCCATCAGATCAGGTGCGGCAGGAGCAAGCAAAGACATCAAAGCAAACCTTGAGTGGCTAGAAACTTTTGATAATGTGGTCATCTGTTTCGACAGTGACAAGGCAGGACAGGAGGCGGCACGTTCGGTGCTTAACCTGTTCACCCCCAACAAGGCAAAGAATCTTGAGCTATCCATGAAGGATGCAGGTGACATGCTCAAGGCACGTAAGGTGCAGGACTTTGTTAAGGAGTGGTGGAACGCTAAGTCATATCGCCCTGATGGAATTGTCTCAGGTTTAGACACATGGGACTTACTTCAAGAGAAGAGGGATGTCAAGTCCATACCCTATCCTTGGGAATGCTTGAATGCTTTTACTTACGGCTTTAGACCGCAGGAGTTAGTGACCATCACATCAGGGTCAGGCATGGGTAAGAGTCAGATCATGCGAGAGCTTGAGTATTATCTATTGAAGAACACGGAAGACAACATTGGCATCCTAGCACTGGAGGAAGACATACCTAAGACTACGTTAGGTATTATGTCTATGGAGGCTGACAAGCAACTTCACATACCAGAGATACGATCAGGGGTATCAATAGAGGAAGAGCGAGGTTATTGGGAAAGGACGTTTGGTTTAGATAAGTTACAGCTGCTAGATCATTGGGGCAGTACAAGCGAGGACGATCTGCTAGGACGCATACGCTACATGGCTAAAGGACTAGACTGCAAGTGGATTATCCTTGACCATCTCAGTATTGTTGTCAGCGATCAGGACAACGGTGACGAGCGTAAGGCTATCGACAGCATTATGACTAATCTCCGTAAGCTAGTTCAGGAGACAGGCGTAGGGTTGTTCCTTGTGTCCCACCTACGTAGACCAAGTGGTGCTAAGGCGCACGAGGATGGCGGTAAGATTTCTTTGGGAGAACTCAGAGGATCAGCGGCAATCGCGCAACTTAGCGACATAGTTCTGGGGTTAGAGCGAGATCAGCAACACGCTGACCCTGAGATACGCAACACCACCTGTGTACGTGTGTTGAAGAATAGGTTTGTTGGACTCACTGGCCCTGCTTGTTACCTGTATTATGACAAGGAGTCTGGCCGTATGATTGAGACTAGCTGTCCAGTAGCTGACGATAAAGCGGAGTTCTAGTGGTGGATAAGATTGTATTCGACATTGAAGCTAATGGCTTGAAGCCCGACAGAGTGTGGGTAATCATTGCCTATCACATGGGGTTGGAGGAATACTTTGAGTTCTCTGGTTTTACTTTGTACGATTTCAATCAGTGGTTACTAGACCAAGGAGAGTGCGAGATCATAGGTCACAACATAATTGACTATGACATACCTGTTCTTGAGAAGATACTAGGCACAGACTTCAGCAAATGTAAGGTCACAGATACGCTAGTCATGTCACGATTAGCTAACCCACAGCGTGAAGGCGGTCACTCGCTAGATAACTGGGGTACTGTATTAGGACAACCCAAAGGAGAACATAATGATTGGGATAATTTTTCGCAGGATATGGTGGACTACTGTCGCCAAGATGTGCGAGTTAATAAACTGGTGTACCAGAAACTCCTCACTGAGCTTACTGGTTTTGGAAGCGAAAGCGTCGAGCTTGAGCATAGAGTACAAGATATTATATGTGGACAGATTAAATCAGGATGGACGCTAGACCAAGAGAAAGCGTTCTTATTATTAGCAGAACTAAAGGAGAAGAAGTATGAACTTGAAGATGAAGTGTTACAGACTTTCAAACCGTTACCAACATTTGTCAAAGAAGTTACACCCAAGACTAAGAAAGATGGTACGTATTCGGTTGTTGGGCTTAAATTTCTAGGCGATCAATGGACTACCGCAGTCGCGCCCTTCAGCCGTCTTGACTACCCTGTGTTTAACTTGGGTTCTCGACAGCAGATAGGACGATACCTACAATACTTCGGGTGGAAGCCCAAGCAGTTCACTGAGACAGGACAGCCTATCGTAGACGAGGCAGTGCTAAGTAAGGTGCAAGGTATACCGGAGGCATCCCTGATTGGCGAGTACCTGATGATACAGAAGCGTGTAGCACAGGTTCAGAGTTGGTTAGATGCAGTCGAGGACGATGGTAGAGTACATGGGTACGTCAATGCTTGTGGCGCTGTGACAGGCCGTATGACGCACTCTAGTCCCAACATGGGCCAAGTACCGGCAGTCTATTCACCCTACGGCAGAGAGTGTCGTGATGTGTGGACAATACCAGAAGGGTACAAACTTGTGGGCTGTGACGCTAGTGGTTTAGAGTTGCGTATGCTTGCCCATTACATGAATGATGAGGGCTATACAAATGAAATTCTCAATGGAGATATACACACGGCAAACCAGTTGGCTTCGGGCGTTGAAACTAGAGATCAAGCAAAGACTTTTATATACGCTTTCCTTTATGGAGCAGGGGACGCCAAGATCGGAAGTATCGTTGGAGGAACTGCAAAGGACGGCAGAAGACTTAAGGAAAAGTTCCTCGCAAATACGCCATCTCTTAGAGACTTACGAGAGCGAGTTGGAGTGGCGGCTACAAGAGGCTATGTTCTTGGCTTGGATAGAAGACGGGTGTCAATACGATCCGAACACGCTGCATTGAACAGTCTATTGCAGTCAGCAGGAGCCGTAGTGATGAAGAAAGCCTTGTGTTTGTTGCAAGAGTATGCTACAATATGGGGTATAAAGTTTAACATTATAGGAAACATACACGATGAAATCCAGACAGAGGTCGAGCAAGAGAAAGCAGAGGTTTTCGGACGGTTGGCAGTCAGTTGTATTGAAGCCGCAGGACTCCACTACAAACTCAACTGTCCGCTTACAGGAGATTACAAAGTCGGAAACAGTTGGGCAGACACACACTGAAGCCTCTTGTTACTCCTGCGGTGTGTCATTAATTGCAGGAGATAACTGGGCGCCTTCTATGGCTGAACGAGGCCAGAAGATGTGCAGAGGTTGTTTTAACGGTAAGCATAACAAACAGAATGGTCCTAGAAGAATGTACGTCAACGGTAAATACGTACCTAAGACGCACCCCCTGTACAAAGCAGGAAGGTACAAAGGGTTTGAGGATGCGGCCTTTAGTTCCCTAGAGAACTACAAGTCTAACCCAGAGGGTCAGGTGTACATCATAACTAACCCTGCATGGGAAGGTTGGGTCAAGGTAGGTATGGCAGTGGATGCGGAGGATAGGCTTAATAATTATCAAACGTCTTCTCCCTACAGAGACTATGATCTGGTCTACACTATTGACACACCAGATAGAAGATATACTGAACGTGTGATGCACGATATATTAAACGGCATTATGACGTTAGAAAAGCAAAACGAATGGTTTAAGATAGAAACAGAGTGGGTCATTAAACACTTAGAGGAGATTGTAGAACATGTCCAAGCGAGTTGAGGATGTAGTACAGGACATCTACGCGCTGATGGAAAGCAAGGAAGCTGACCCATCTGTAGATGTAGAGGCAGAGATAGAGAAGTTTGGTGAAGGTATCAAGGAACTGATGCGTACTGAGTTTGGTCGGAAGAAGCGAGAGGATAACCGCAAGCTACGCTTGTCTAACATTGGCCGCACTGACCGCTATCTCTGGAATCACTTTAACGGTACGGATGGAGAGAAGCTGCTACCACACACCTACATCAAGTTTATGTACGGTCACTTGATTGAGGAGATGTTGTTGTTCTTGACTCGCATGGCAGGACATACGGTCACTGACGAGCAGAAGGTGTGTAAGGTAGAGGATGTAGTTGGTCACATGGACTGTAAGATAGACGGTGTAGTGACTGACGTTAAGTCTGCTAGTAGCTTTGGGTTTAAGAAGTTCAAGGATGGTAGCCTAGTTGATGATGATTCCTTTGGTTACATAGAT